CGTTCGAACAGCACAAGGCACAACGGCGGATCACCAAGGTGGATCTGTGGGAGATTTCGGTGGTGACGTTTCCGGCCAATCCAAAAGCCCGCATCAGCAGGGTCAAGGCGCGCAGCGGCGCGCACGGCCTGCCGAGCGAGCGGGAGTTCGAGCGCACCCTCATGCGGGACGCGGGGTTCAGCCGCTCGCAAGCCCGGGCCATTCTCGGCGCCGGCTACAAGGCCCTTCTGTCCAGGCAGGACGCTGGCGGTGGTCTTGACGACCTGGCGGCGCGCATCCGGCGCGTCGCCGCCTTGGTCGCCGGGCGCAGTCCCGGCGCAGGCAACACCGCCGGCGACTAGGCCGGTACAACACGCAACTCCAAACAGGAGCGACGACATGGATATGCAACAGGTTAAGGAGGCGGTCGACGAACTCGGCCAGACTTGGCAGGCCTTTCGCGACGAAAACGAGCGCCGCGGCGGCCGCAACGAGGAAACGCTGCGCAAGATGAACACCCGGATGGATCAGCTGGAAGGCGTCCTCCGGCGCGCCGACCGAACGACCGTCGAGGCCCGCAACAAGGCGGACTACGGCCCGGCGGGCAAGGCCTATTTCGAATACTTGCGCCACGGCACGCGCGATGAGCCGCGGCCGGGTCAGGATGCCCTGAGCCGCGAGGAGATGAAGGCGCTGACCGTCGGCGCCGATCCCACGGCCGGCTATCTGGCGCCGGTCGAGTATGCCCGCGAGATCATCAAGGCGGAGATCGAATTCTCCCCGCTGCGGCTGGTCGCCCGGGTGCGGCAAACATCGCGCCGGGCCCTGCAAATCCCGAAGCGGCGCGGCACCTTCGGCGCCGTGTGGACCGCCGAGGCGGGAACGCGCAGCGAGACCGATGGCTTGAGCTATGGGCTGGAGGAATTTCCGACCCACGAGCTCTATGCCCTGGTCGATGTCTCCGAGCAGATGATGGAGGATTCGGAGTTCAGCCTGGAGGCCGAGCTGCAGCAGGAATTTTCCGAACAGTTCGCGGTGACGGAAGGAGCGGCATTCGTCACCGGCGACGGCGCCGGCAAGCCGGAAGGCTTGCTGCAAGGCGCCGACGTGGCCGAGACGGTGAGCGGCAGCGCCGGCACGATCGCCGATGCGAGCGGGCAGGCCAACGGCCTGATCAACCTCTATCACGGGCTCAAGACGGCGTATGCGTTGCAGGGCACGTGGCTGCTCAATCGGGCGACCCTCGGCGATATCCGCCGGCTGAAGGACGGCCAGAACAACTACATCTGGCAGCCCGGACTCGCCAACGGCGTGCCGAATACGATCATCGGTCAACCATATGTGGAAATTCCGGACATGCCGAATGTCGCCGCCAATGCCACGCCGGTGATCTTCGGCGATGTGCGCCGGGCCTATACCATCGTCGACCGGATCAATCTGTCGATCCTGCGAGATCCCTTCACCCAGGCGACCAACGGCAACATCCGGTTCATCGCCCGCCGCCGCGTCGGCGGGCAGGTGGTCCTCGGCGAGGCCATCCGCAAGCTCAAGATCAGCGCCTAAGGAGGGCCGAAGCATGACCATGCGCGATCTACACAACAACATCGCTCCGGTTCAGGCGTTGCCGGCGCGAACCATCAACCAGGGGACGGGGGCGCTGAATACGGGTGCCGTCGATCTGAAAGGTTTCGGCGGCGCCCAGGTGGTCGTCCACTACGGCGATATCGGGGAGATGGGAGCCTCGCCACTCGGCGGCGCTCAGATCGCCATCAAGCTGGAGCATGCCGATGACAATGGCAGCGGCGCACCGGGCACCTTCGCCAACGTCACCACGGCCGATGTCACGGCGGTCGCCGGTGTCACGGCCGGGGTGGTGGCCACCGTAACCAGCGATCTGGTCCCGACCAGCTTCGGCTATGTCGGCGACAAGCGCTATGTCCGGGTGACATTGACACCCACGGGCCTGACCGCCGGCGGCCCGGTCGGGGTGATCGTGAACAAGGGGCATCCCCGGCACGCCCCGGCGGCCTAAACCTCTCCCCGTGACGACCTCCCGGGGTGGCGGAACGTGCCGCCACCCCGGATTCTTTCCAAATTCACATCGGTGACCCATGCCCGAACCCTTGCGCCTTGCATTGACCGTGCCGCCGCCGGTCGAGCCGATCACGCTGGCCGAGGCGAAAGCCTTTCTGCGCGCCGATGTCAGCAATGACGATGCGTTGATCGGCAGCCTGGTCACCGCCGCGCGCGATGCCTGCGAGCGGTTTACCGGGCGCGCCCTGGTGATGCAGACGTGGACCCTGTTCCGCGACGACTGGCCGGGCGAGGCGCGGGTCGATGCGACTCTCACGGAGGGTGCGCAGACCGGCCCCTTCGCGGCGGCGCGCGGCAAGGTCATCGAGATCCCGAAGCCGCCGTTGCTGTCCATCGAACACGTGAAGACTTATGACGACGCGGACACCGCGACGATTTGGCCCGCCAGCAACTATTTCGTCGATACGACGAGCGAGCCGGGGCGCCTGATCGTCCGCGCCGGCACGGCGCTGCCCGAGGCGGCGCGCACGGCGGCCGGCATCGAAATTCGCTTTGTCGCCGGGTATGCCTCGGACGACAGCGCATCGCCCAGCGATCCGGTGGCCAACATCCCCGGCGGCCTGGTCGAGGGCATCCGCCGCCTGACCGCCTATCTTTATGAGCATCGCGGCGAGTGCGGCGCCGACGAGGCCGCGGCCTTGTCCGGCGCGACCCTGCTGTGGCGGCCATACCGGATGATGAGGCTGTAGATGGCGGCGTGCACCCTGAGCGAGTTGCGCCACGTGGTCGAAATCCAAGGCGAGTCGGCCAGCGGCGACGGCGGCGGCGGGCAAACCGATCCGTGGGCCAGCCCGGTCACCGTTGCCACCGTGCGGGCGCGGGTCGAACCCTTGCGCGGCGACGAGCGGCCGCGCGCCATGCAGATCGAAGCGGCGCTGACCCACCGGGTCACCATTCGCCACCGTGCCGACGTGACGGCACGGATGCGCCTGATCTTCGATGCCCGGATTTTCAATATCCGCGCCGTGATCGACGTGCGGGAACAAGGCCGATTCCTCGATCTGATGTGCGAAGAGGGAGTCGCCACATGATCCAGGTTCGCGTCGCGGGACAGGCGCGTCTCGGCGCGTCGTTGCGGCGTTTGCAGGCGGCGCAAGCCGTGGCCGTGGCCGATGCCGTTACGGCAGGGGCTCGGGATATCCAAGCCGCCGCCCGGGAACGGCTGCCCCGGCGCAGCGGCCGCTTGGCAAGAAGCGTTTCCGTAGAGATAACGCCGGATGGGCTGGCGGCCACCATCGGGACGGAGCTGGCTCATGGCACGTATTTGGAACTGGGGACGCGGCGGATGGCGGCGCGGCCGTGGCTGCAACCGGCCTTGCTCGCCGTTCGATCCTCCGTGCGCGCGCGATTTGCCCGCATGGCGAATGCCGCGCTGGCATTGGGGAGAGGCTTGCCATGAGCGCGGACTCCCAGTGGCCGCTGCAGCAAGCAGTGTACAGCGCCCTAACCGGACATCCTGTGATCCAAGGGCTGCTCGGCAATCCGGCGCGGGTGTTCGATCACGTGCCGCAGGGGAGCGCCTTTCCCTACCTGGTGATCGGCGAGTCCCGCGCCGCGCCCTTCGATACCAAGACCGAGGCGGGGCTGGAGCAACGTCTGACTTTGCATGCCTGGTCTCGGTATCGCGGGTTGAAGCAAATCAAGGAAATCATGGCCGCGGTGCTCGATGTGCTGGATGGTCAAGCGTTGACGGTGAGCGGGCAGGCGTTGATCCTGCTGCGCTTCGAGTTCGCCACGACGTTCGTCGATGACGATGGGCTCACGCGCCATGGGGTGCAGCGCTTTCGCGCCTTGACGCAACCCGCGCCGTAAGCGGTTCGTGAGCAATTGGTGGCCGGTGCCGCGCTTGTGGCCGGGCGAGACGGTGGCGTGTCTGGGCGGCGGGCCAAGCCTGACGCAAACGGATGCCGATCGGCTGCGCGGCTGCGCGCGGGTGATCGCCATAAACGATGCCTGGCGATTGGCGCCCTGGGCGGACGTGCTCTACGGCTGCGACTGGCGCTGGTGGGTGAAGCATCGGGGTGTTCCCGAATTCGCGGGACTCAAGGTCAGCCTGTCCAACTCGCACGGCCATCTGGGCGATTACCCGGAGATCAGGCTGCTCGAAAACACCGGCGTGGATGGATTGGAAATGCGCAATCGCGGCCTGCGGAACGGGCGCAATGGCGGCTATCAGGCCATCAACCTGGCGGTGCATTTGGGCGCCCGGCGGATTCTGCTGCTCGGCTACGACATGCGAGCCGCCGCCGACGGGCGCACCCATTGGTTCGGCGATCACGTGGAGTGGCCGACGCGGCCGAGTGTCTATGCCACGGCGATGTTGCCGCATTTCGCCGGGCTTGCGGCGGCGCTGGGCGACGCCGGGGTCGAAACGATCAACTGCACGCCGGGAAGCGCCTTGACGGTCTTTCCCATGGCGGAATTGGAGGCGGCCCTTGCCGACTGCGTATAGCCTTTTGCCCGACCGCTTCGCCGACGGCCGGCATGAGGCCATCGAGGCCGGACTGGCGGCCGAGGGCTGGCGGGTCAAGAGGGATTTGCCTCGCCGCGATCGCCCGACGATGTGCTGGTGACCTGGACCGTGCATCGCGGCGCCAAGGAGATGGCCGCACGCGCTTTCGAAGCGGCCGGCGGCCGGGCCGTGGTCTGCGAAGAAGCCTATTTCCGCGAGGTTCGCGGCGAACGGCACTTCGCCATCGCCCTGCACGATCACAACGGGGCCGGGCGCTGGCGATGCGGTGGGCCGGAACGCTGGGAGTCCTTCGCCATCGAGGTGCGGCCGTGGCAACCCGCGGGCGAGTACATCCTGGTGCGTGAACAGAGGGGTATCGGCAGCGCGCGTATGGCCAGCCCGCCGCTGTGGCACGATCAGGCGATCGCCCGGCTGCGCAACATCACAAAGCTGCCCATCACACTGCGCCGGCACCCGAAGACCGCGCCCGATCAGGCGCCATTGGCCGAGGCATTGCAGGGCGTGCACGCGGTGGTGACCTGGGCGAGCAGCATCGCCGCGCAGGCTTTGGTGCTCGGCGTGCCCGTCTTTTACGAGGCGCCGCGCATTATTTGCGCCAGCGCGTGCAATCGCGGGCTGGAAAAGATCGAGATGCCCGCCAAGCCGGACCGGCTGCCGGCGCTGGAGCGCCTGGCATGGGCACAGTGGTCGGTGCGCGAGATCGCCCGTGGCGACCCGTTTCGCTTTCTGCTGGCCCGCTAGATGACCGTGATCTGTTATCCCTCCGTCGGCAAGAAGAAGGCCCTGAAGCTGAGTTGCGCCTTCGCGGAAGGATGCGGCGGCGAGATCGCCGGCACCGGCGAGACAAAGCTTCGCCCGGGCGCCGCCTTCTTCTATGGCTGGACAGAGCACACGGTCCCGTTGATCGAGCAATGCAAAGGGCAGGGCCGGGAGTGGTACTATGCCGATAACGCCTACTACTTCGGACGCGGAAAGTTCTTTCGGGTGACCCGTGGCGCCTTGATGCACGACGGCGCCGGGTCAGCCAAGCCCGCGAGGTTCGAGAGATTCGGACTCGAAATCAGGGATTGGCAACGCGATGGCGGTCATGTCGTCGTCGCCACGCAAAGCGAGTTGTTCTATCGGCAGAGACTCGGCATCACGCGCGATGCCTGGGTCGAGCGCGTCATCGGCAACCTGGCGCGGCACACATCGCGGCCCGTCGTGGTCTGTCACAAGGCGCCACCGGCCAGAGAAGTGCGATTGCCGCATTTGAATTTCGAGGAAGCCTTGCCCGGCGCCTGGGCGGTGGTGAGTCATTCATCGAGCGTCATGGTCAAGGCGCTGATCGAAGGCATCCCGATCTTTTCCCTGGCACGATCCATGGCGACTTCCATGGGCTCGAACGACTTGGCGCAGATCGAGACGCCGTTGTTTCCGGACGGCCGCGAGCAATGGCTGTGGAACCTGGCAGCCAATCAATGGACCTATGGGGAAATAGCCGCCGGATTGGCTTGGCGGTACCTGCGCTCAAGCCCGCTGCCGGCGTTCGTCTCACCGGTCGCGGCACGGCCGCATGGCTCCGCCGTTGCGTAGCCCGGGGTGGTTCGTCATCCCCGGCGTGCAAGAGGGGCGGCGGAAGGTCGAGGAACAGACGATCGGCTTGGAGCCGGTTCTGGCCGTGGCGGCCGGCAAGTCGGTCCTCGATCTGGGTTGCGCCGAGGGCCTGATCTGCAAGGCGTTTCTCGACGCCGACGCGGCCATGGTCCACGGAGTCGATTGTTCGCGGGCCGTTCTGGCTGTCGCCGGTGTGATCTGCCCGAGCACCGCAGCCCGGTTCACGCGATTGGATTTGAACAAGTGGGAGGCGGCAGGACCGGATCGGCACCCCGATTTCGCCGACCGTTACGACATCGTGTTGATGCTCGCCGTGGCGCAGAAGGTACAGGATCCGGAGCGCCTCTTCCGCCACGCCTTGGCCCTGACCGGCGAGTGGTTGGCGGTGCGCGCCGCGCCCGTGTTCACGGGAAAGAACGGCAAGCTGTTCGACATGATGGACTATCTGGCGGCGGATTTCACGTTCGAGGCGCAAACCGATACGCCGCGCGGCGAATGGGTGGCGATCTTCCGCCGGCGCTGACCCCTTTGGCGTAAGATAGATGGGCTGGGGCGATGAGATCATGGCAACCGGCGAGGCCCGCAGGTCGCAGCGCGGCGATCCGCGCCCGGTGGCGGTGCGCGGCCGGGACGGGCGGCAACGGTGGCACCCGGTCTGGGCGGGCAACCCACGGATGGCGACACCGGAGCAGGTCGGCGCCGGGCGCGACGTGCAATGGATAGACAACGGGCCAGGATGCCGGCCCTATATCGACCATGCCCGGATGCGGCGCGACTTCGAGTTCGCCTATCCGGGCCAACCCTACGCGCCGAAACGGCTAGACATCGCCTTGCCCTGGCGGTTCACGGGTTGGCGCGCAACGCCCGGCGAGTTGCCCACGGTGAAGCGGCCTGGGCACGGCGCTTACATCGTCGTGGAACCCAATACGAAGGCCAGCGCCTCACCCAACAAGGACTGGGACTGGCAGCGCTGGCAGGCATTGGTCTTGTCGGCGCGCTGGACC